TCTAGCGCCTTCTAAGCCTTGCGATTCTTCTGATACTTCACCTCCGGCTTCGAGGTTTTTCATCATGTTATACATAACTTCTGCGCCTTTGTCTATATCTCCTTCACCAGCATTTCTTACAGCATCTGCTGTAAATACGAATTCATTCTTAGATAGTCTAGCAGGCACATCGTCAGCTCTTTCCATTCTACCCATATCCACAAAACCACCTGTTTCTCTATAGTCTTTTTCTTGACCATCCATATCAATTAACGGCATAGTCTTCTTGGCCACTGGTTCTGCATCACCACCTTCTTGATAACCCATTCTCATTAGACCACCATCAGCAAAATTATATTTACTTCCTGTTGTTGCTGGAGTTAAATAACGATAAGGGCTATTTCTTATAGCATCAATATCTATACCTTGAGTTCTGTAATACTCATCAATATCAAAACCTTCATCTTTATCTTTACCTACACCTAATAAATCTAGAGCAAGAGGCACTCCTAGGCCTAAAGTTAAACCACCTTTTAGTGTTGGCATTAATGATCCACCACCTTTTGTTAAACCTAACTTACCTAACAAACCCATTGTTCCTCCACCTGAAATAGCATCTGGAACATTAGGAACAGTTCCTAAACCAAATAATTTTCCTTTTAATCCACTAAGTATCCCTGTTCCACTTCCACCACCAAAGCCACCACCAAATTTAAATAATGCTGCACCTAATGCAGCCTTACCAAATGGAGATTTAACAACTTTCTTAACAGCTCTTGTTGCTTTTTTAACTAGTTTACCTAAGAAATACATTTGTCTACCAGCTTCATCAATATTGCCATCAGCCATACCACCCATAACATCAGTGTTCATAATACCACCACCCATAGCAGCAACTCGGCCACCATCTGCCATACCTGTAAAATCAAATATAGAACCAGCGAATCTTGGTGCTAGTCCACCTAAATTTCTTGTAGGTGTTGGATCTTCAGGGTCTTTAGTTTTTGCAAAACAATACGCAGGTGGGTTAGGTCCTAAACATGGATCTATTGGATCATCATCATTTCTTCCAAAATTAGGATTAGGATTACCATATGCATCTATTTCACCTGATTTTCTTCTAGTGTCATAATCTTTATAAACCATTTCCATTTCTGCAGGCGACAACATTTCAAATTGTGCTTGTGTAATTGGTTTTCCATCAAATGTATATTTACCTGCTTCTAAAACAGATTTTTTTGGATTTCCAAATAAACTTTTATAATCTTTGTCTGAAAAAAATTTTCGTGTTCTTGTCATTCCTGGCTGTAAAAGACCGGACTCTGATAAAATATTCAAAAGAGGTCCAGGTACAGATCCAGTAACATCTTTTAATTGTCTATTTTGAAAAGTTTCTAAATTAACTCCAGATAACCTGTCGTCTTTTTCTAGAGCTTCTGCTAATATATCATCGAAAAATTTGTTAGTGCCTCCTGAAATTGCATCAGGAACTCCTGTAACTCCTACACCCTCAATACCTTTTGAAGGATCGTACCCAAGAACTTCTAAATCTCTTAATTCTGTAGGGCTTAAACCGTAAGGATTATTTTTTCCAAAACCACCCGATAATATTTTATTAATTCTATCTCTTCTATTTTTTTTATCTCTTTTTAAATTATCTTTTATTAATTTTTTATTTGCTTTTCTTTCTTTTTTAAATTCTTCACTTTTAAAATAATCTTCTTGGGCTTTTTGAGCTTTTTCTAAGTTTTCTCTTTGTTTATCTTTTCTGTCTTCAAAATCGTCTCTACTCTCATTTGGTCCTTGACCAGTAAAACCTCCACCACCTGATCCTGTATCATATCCACCTCCAGCATCCGTGTCAGCTCCACCCGCTCCAGCTCCACCTATGTCACCAAAACTATCTAATGACATGATACCTGCAGGACCTACGTTAGGACCTTTTTTAAGAGATCCATGTATGTCTTCCTTTAATAATAATTTTTTCTCTGCTTCTGTAATGTATGCTAGTTCTGTAGGTGGTTTATCAGGACCTGATTGCCATTTTCTAGGCGCAACAACTTGTGGTTGGTCACCAAGGTAGTTATCTACACCACCTTGTACAACAGGTTTATTACTACCTTTTTTGTACATCTGTCTTGCTTGTTGTGCGTTTGTAATGGCCATCGTTCTAGTATACTATAATTTTGTATCTCCTCCAAGTGGTAAAGCTTCTACAATTACCTTAACATCTCTCTTAATATCGTCAGCTATAGTCTCTGTTTCAGGGTTTTGTACATCTTGCATAGCCTCTGCATCTGAATTATATTCTTGTCCTGTTTTCATATTAGTTAATGTAACTTCTGTTTGCGGTGTAATAATCTTAACTGGTTTACCATTTATTATCTCTATTCTGTACGATGCTTCTGTTTCTATAAATGACATATTAATCCCTGTTTATTTCTAATATTGATGCGATCACATCTGCTGCGCCGCTGGTTGCGTTTACCTTTAATATCTCACTTTCTTCCATAATTAAAGGCTCACTTAATACTTGTTCTTTTGCTTTAGAAGATAAACTTACTTCTTTATCTACTACAAAAGCTGTTCCTGATGCATTTGTTAATGTTACTTCAACTGTTGCTGTTGAGCTTGCATCTTCTGCTATTAAAAGTGATTTAACAATTGCTCTAGAGTTAGCTGGCACTGTATATAAAGTAGTAGCACCTGAACTTGTTAAACTTGCTTTTTTATTTGTATATACGTTAGCCACCTATAAACCAAGAGAATCTCTCTTGCTCCTGTTTTACTTCATCTAAAAATGTAGAATTTAATTGATCCTTCATAATAGTTAAAGCTCTGTTAATTTGTTTTTGGTTAGATACATCATATTCTGTTTTTGGTTCTGGTATTCTTATATTTATCTTTGTCATTATCTACGTCCATCTCCTTGTACATCCAATCTTAATGTACCAAATCTCCATTCTTCACCAGAACTATCATTTTCAATTTTAACATTTACAAATCTACCTCTAGCTCTTGTATCCTTTTTAATCGTACTTGAGGTAACTGTAAAGGGACTTAAAGACGTTGTGGTATCTGATTGTTGAGGATATCTTTTCACACCTAAACTTACTTTTGCATTACCTGTTAATGTTTTAAAATCTGGTATAAACCTTCTCATTGCAAGAAATACTTCACCAGCCACTTTAAGTCCTACTTGTTGACCTTGTCGATTTCTTTGTCTTTGTTCTAAATCTATATCATATGATTTTATAAACGATGTAACAGCTGTTGTTGATCCATCTTCATTAACTTGATCTGTACCAACTTCATGTTCAAAAAATTTTGTTTGACCTAAACCATCTTGACCTACAACAGCAGGAAAAGTACCATTACTTGATGCATCATATTTAGTTGCAAAAGGTTTTGGATATACAATTGCATCAATCCAAGAGGTCCTTGCTTCAGTGCCCGTGTACCATACACCGCCTTTCATAGGTTCACCATAATTAAAGACAACATACTTGTCATTATAACTAGCACCTGCAGATGGATAATACCAAATAACTTCTGTAAATAAATTATTAATACCAGCTACAACTTGTTGACCTTTTGTTGTATCAAAATTATCATAAACAAAATCTTCTACACTACATGGTAATGATTTGACTGTACCATCAAACATAAAGAAACCATTTGGTGATAACCAGAACGCAGCTCCATCTACTTCAACAACTGCATTCTTACCTATTAATCCACAGTTTGTACCTACTTGTTCAAAACTAAATGTAAAAGGAGCACCAACAAATTTCATTGTGTATAATGCGTTGTCTGTAAATACTAGAATTGTTTCTTTTGCTTTGATAGCACCAACTATTTTTGTACCATCTTGTAATCTAAAATCACCTGCAGTGTTTATAGCAGTAGCCGTATAATCATTTATATCTTCTTGATCAGAAAATCTAATAAACATATCGTCTTGTGTTGTTGTATCTCCAATAGTTGTTTCAGTTCCAAAATGACATAAGTGTCGAGTTGTCGGTGATACTAAAGTTAATCTTGATGCAGTTGGGTTGTTACCAGTTGCAAAACCAGATGTTGTTAGAGACGCTCTTGTAGTTAAAGGTGTTGCAGCACCTGCGTTCCATGTAAATGTTTTACCGTTTGCAACTGTTGCAATTAATACTTGACCAAAATTATCTAATGACCAAAGTCCTGGTTCAAGAGTTACTTCTGATGCTAATACACCTTCACCCCAATCAGAAAAATTTGTAGCGTCTACAACTGATGTGCCATCAGCATGAGCTGCTTTACTTGTTCCATCAACTTCTCTTGTAATTGTTGTTAAGTTTGGTGACGATACACCTGCGTATGAAATTAATTCGTTTTCTACTAATATTCTACCTGCCGAACTAAAATTTGTTGTTGCATCTAATGTAATTGAAGTCCCTGATCCACCTGTACCAGCGGTGTCATTTAACAACGCTCCATCTAAATTAGATGTTGCAGCTCCAGGGACCGATCCGTTCCATTGTGATATACCAAAACCATAACCATAAGATTGTGCAGCCGGACCCACTTTCTCATAAGGCTTGACTGCAATACTTCCACCTGTTGATACAGTTGCACCAGCATTAGAACTTTGTGTAATTGTAAAAGTTGTTGGCGTTGGAACTGCTGTTACTTGAAATAATTTATCTTCAAAGTCTGATGCATTAAAACCTGTACCACCTGGTAATGTTACACTATCAAATAATACTATATCTCCAGGTTCTAAGTTATGTGACGTAGAAGTTGTTATAGTACAAACGGGATCATTATTAGTTGTTGCAATTGTAGAAGAACTCAATGTAGATTTTAAAGGTGTAATGTCATGTAATTGTCCTTCAAAATATAATAGTAAAAATTTATCTGTTCCTAATGCAACGTATCTGTTTCCATTTAAATCAACGAAGGCATGAAGTTTTCTTGCAACTCCTGTAACAGAGTCTGATACTAAAGAAGACCAACCACCTACTTTTTCTGGTAGACCATATCTAAATCTAACATTGTCAGAATCTATCCATCTGTTCTCCGCACCTGCAGTTGTATCCTGTTTATCTATTCCAGGTAGAAAGCTGTATTCAACAAGGGACATGATCCGTGCTCCTTATGCCGTGTTAGTTTTGTATGCCCAGCCTCTTGTTGCATCCACATACACTAATGTAAAAGCTTGACCGTTAGTATCTATTGTCAAGTTTGATGTGCCTGTATTTATTGGTTGACTGTTTCTGTTAACAATCAAGTTGTTAGAGTTAAAAGTTCCTCTTGCATCAATAAATGTAACCTCTGATCCTACTGGTGGTGATGCGGGTAAAGTTACAGTAATTGGGTTAGCTGTTGTATTTGCAAATATTTGATCACCATCTACCGCTGTATATGCAGTTATTGTTGAAGAGTTTAAAGTTACATATCCTTTATTACGAATACCAAGACTAACATTTGTACCATCAGAATATACCAATGATTTAGATCCAACTGGTAATACGACTCCAGTCCCTGATACAGTTTTAACTGTTATTGTATATAATGTAGATGTACCTCTTGTTGTTGCATCTTCAAATACAATAATTCTTTCAGCTCCATCTGGTATAGTTACATTTCTATTTGCACCTAATGTACCAGTTAATTTTATATATAAATTTTTACCATTTGATGTTGCACCATTGTCAAGTGCCAAAGTTAAATCTCCAGAGGCTAATTGAGCTGAAGACAAATAACCTGAAGATAATTGTTCTAAAATCTGTAGGTTTGTATTAGTGATTGTGCCCCAAAGACCAGCTTTTTCACCAGTTGCTATAAGTTCTAATTTTGAATTTGTTGAATAACTTGATGCCATAATTCTCCTAATACGGGTCTATTGGTGTCCAAACTTGGCTAACACCTGGGTTAACGTCGTTCCAAGTAATAATACCCGCGTCTTTTACTGCTAACGTCATCGGTACACCAGTCGGTGATACGTTTGCCGCCGCTGTAATACTAACACTTCCTGTGCCAATGGTCAATGCATTTCCTGTGACTGAAACGTTGGCTGCCGCTGTTACTGTGATTGTACCTAAACCTAAAGTAAATGGTGTAGCTGTAGGTGTTACATTTGCTTTACCACTGATTGTTAGTGATCCAAAACCTAAAGTTAAAGGACTACCAGTTGGTTGTACAAAAGCTCCTGCTA